TGGAGGCCGGCTGGAGTAAGCCTTTCGCGCGGAGAATATCAATCTGTCCACCCTGCGGCTTCAACCCCTTCGCCGCGCGCGTGCCTTCCCACATCGTCGCGAATGATTCGTTCGTCGGCACGCCTGGCGCAATTTCATTCAGCGCCGAGGCCATGGCTTTCTCGACACGATAGTAAATATCCGTATCGGTGAGACTCCCGCGTAACGGCAAGCCTTCGGTCTTCGTCATCAAGGCCCGCAAGCCCGCCAGTTCTGGTTGGAGTTTATCGGCTTCTGACCCAGCCGCAAAGAGCGCATGCACATCGATCGGAATGCGCGGCTTGCCCAGCATCAATTGCGAGAACGCTTCGACCTTGTCGCCAGACAAGGGACGCCCCGCGAGTGCGTTGTTGATGTTCGGCGTCTTCGATGGTGCCATCGTCACTTTCGCCGGCAAGAGTTGCTGCATCTCTGGCACGGTGACGGATGCGCCGGGATTCTCGAGACTATGAGCGAAGACTGACAGCGCCTCGCGTGTATTCACCGGCACCGAGGTGTTGGGCGATGTTGCGCCGATCAACCGCATGAACCGTTGCGCAAGTTCAGGATCGTTCTGCACGGCTTGCATCAACGCTTCGGTATTACCGGCCCACTTGGCTTGGTTCCCCATCGCATTGCCGATTTGATACAGCGATTCCATCCGACGCTGAATCGGCGCCCGCATTTGATATTCACCAGACGCCACGCCTTTCAGTGAACTAGCTAAACTTCCGCGCGCGTTCGCAATCGCTTCCGTGAGCCGTGGAAACCTCTGCGCCACAGCATCGACAAGGCCACCGGTCATAGGCCCGACATCCATCGCGGTGCCCATCGACATGATCTGATTCGGATCATCAAGGCCCATCCAGCCGACGATCTTTCGCAGTAGTCCCTGCCCAGGCGCATCGAAGACAGATGCCCCTTCCGGGTTGATGCTCGACGGCAAGGGCTGCTGCGGAATCAGCGGGCCAGGCATCAGGCACCGCTTCCGTTCGGCTGTTGCGCCGCGGCTTCTTGCGCCTGCTGCGCCATCTCGGCTTCATGACTCTGCGAGCCGGCCTGTTGCGCCGCCGCCACTGTGGCATCCTGCTGCCCTTGCTGCAGCGATTGCGCGTGCTCCTGCGCCGACTGCTCGAGCGCGTGTTGATGCTCCATCCCAGCCATGCCCACTTCGTGCGCCATCTTTAGACCCGTGGCCAGCCGCTCTTCCGCCGCTTCGGCGGCCGGGTCCAGCTGTGACTTCGAGGCCGAGATACGCGCGACGGCAATCGACGTCGCATTCTTCATCATCTGCAGCGCCAGTTCTCGATCGGCATCCGTATCCGACTTGTGCGCCGCAATGCTCTGGTCGCTCTGCGCCTTGATCTGCGCAATCTGAATCGACCCTTGCTGCTCGGCCTGCTTCGTCTGGATGAATTGCTGCGCCTTCTGCAGTTCGGCCTGTAGCTGCTGCAGCTGCGCCTGCACCTGTGGCGGAATCTGTGACTGTCCGTTCTGGTCGGATGCGGCCTGGAGTTCAGGCGGCAGCGCCTTCCGCGCAATTTCTGCCATCTTGTGCGCGTTCGGCATCGACAACTGCTCGATGTATTCCGGCGTCAGCACGGCCGCCATCGGCGGCGGCAGATGCGGAATCAGTTCGCCCAACGCGGCCGCGCCCTCTTCCCGCTTCGTCGCCGTCGCCTTCCCGACACTCACCGTCACGGCATAGCGGCCATTGTTGAGGTCGTAAAACTTGTGCAGGCCATTACTCATCGCTGCCAACTCCGGCGTCACCTCTGGCGGGGAGGCTTGCGGCACGCCCGTCTGCGGATGCTCCTGATACGGCTGGCCAATCATGACCTGTTCCGGCTCATCGTCCATCCCGAGAATGTGAATAATTTGTCCCTTTTGGGTAATCTTCGGGATGATTTCCACCGCGAGCTCGCCGGCATAGATGAGGGCCCGCTTGACGTTGTCGGGATAGTTGCTGTTGGCGAGGTCGCTCTGCGCCTGCAACGCCTGTAAGGCGCGCCCGCTCCGCTCGTTCGGATTCGTGTTGCCGAGGCTCGCATCACCCGTCGAGGTCGTCGCCTTAATCGCATCCTCGCTGACGCGCATCAGTTCGACAGCGGCCTGAATCGGCGGCTCGGTCGTGTCGAGCATCGGCTTCGGGTATTCCCTGCCTTCTTGGTCCCATGGGTCATAGGGCAGATAGGCGTGGTTGATCGTGTTGCGCGTCTGCCAAATGGTTTTATAGTTCGCGACGGCTGGACCTGGGATGATCGGCGCGTTCTTCGGCGCGAGCGCAAAGATCTCCACCGCGCCGCTATACGTGTAGTTCACCATCCGCTGCGCGTCCATGCCCTCTTCAATCACGCCGCGCAGATGCACCTTCCCATCGACGTTCAACTCTTCGCCAAGAATCGGGATCAGCGGGATGCGCGAGCCGGCCCACTCGAACGACTGCAGCGACTGCACGGCGTTGATGATGTCGCACTTCACAGACGGCACTTGCATGACGCGCTCGGCCACGATGTCCTGCTTGTCGTCAGGTTTCTGCTCCGTCACCGTGCCATCTGTCAGTTGATACAGGTGCCGCTTGGTATACACGATGCGGTAATACTCGGCCACGCGCACATTTTCGGCACTGACCCACGACTTCCACGCACTCGTATCGCCCGTGCTCGTGAACGTCTCGAGATCGCGGATGTCGGCGTCTGGCCACTTGCGTTTGTGTTCTTCGCGCGATAGATTCTCTGTCACCAGCGCCCACTGCATGTCGCTGCGTGTCGGCCTTACCGCGGACGGATCGCAATACACCGTGAGGTTGTTCGTGATGCGCTCCATAAACAGCGCCTGCCACAACGCCTCGGCCGTCAGCGGCCCATCCCACGTCTCGTTGATGTAGTCCGTGCGCAGCCGGAACCAGCCAATCCCGCCTTCGATGGCCTGGTCAGCCGCCCATTCCACGGGCGATTCCCCTCTCGATCGGTTCAGCATCCAGCGCAGATAGCCCTTGAAGATATCCGCCGTATCGCTGTCGCTCCCGCCCCCGGACGGCAGGACGTCAAACCCGAAGCTGGCGTTCTTGATGGTATTGGAGACTTGCCGCACGGGCTGCGAGAGACGGTCGACCACGAGGCAGGGCCGCGGCGGCTGTGCCGATTGGCCTTGGATGCTGCCCCCGCCTTCGCGCGCAATCCTGATGGCGTCGGGCCATTGCTTGCCGACACGGAACTGCTTCGCGAGGACGATCCGGGCGCGCTGCGCTTCTTCGGCTTCTGCCGCGCGGTTCCAGCGTTCCCGCGCTTCGCGAATTAGATCCTCGTCTTTGGGCATCAGCGCTTCATGGCTTTCAGTTGCTCCCGTTCCGCTTCAATCCCCGGCATCGCGCGCCGCGTCAACTCCCGCCACTTCAGCGCGTTCTTCGCATGCTTCAACAGCAGCACCTGCACCCGCGGGGGACACGCCAACAGCAGGAAGTAATCGTAAATGGCGTTGAGTGTGCCGTCCTCTTCGCCAATCCGATACCCCCGCCAGATGTCGCCCGCCACGCGCTTCCACTTCTCGCGCCCCTCGCACACGATGGCCAACAGCCGTGGCCGGTCCCGCTCCATCTGGCGGATGAACTCCTGAATGTTATCCGTCAGCGCCCGCTCGCGCGTCGTGCTGTAGCCGACAATAGGGAGGTCTGGCAGGCGGAACATCAGGCGTGCCCAGCTTTACGTGCAGTCATCGCCTTCCGTGTGCTATGGCTCGCAATCTTGGCCTTACTCGCCACATCCTGCGCATGCACAAATTGCTCAATGGCGTCACTCTTGCGGTCTGCGATGGCTTGATGATGTCGTGCACCACGCGCAGCTGTCGACGTCGGCCCGCAGTGGCGGCAAAACGTCACCGCTCCAATGACGCGCGTGCCTGGACGCCCACAGCGACAAGGCGGCGGATCAATCACCGCGAGCATCGCCGCCACCCGACCTCGCGGCGCCTGACCGTCCTTGCGCAAACGCACGCGCACGGCCCGAGCGAATCGCGCCACGGCGCCGGGGCCATTGAACGCAATAAAATCATGCTGCGCATGGGTATACGTAATGCGTCTCAGCCCGGCGATGAGCCATCCTACCGGGTCCGTCTCGGTATCGCGCACATCGCCCTGAAACGTGAGGTATTTCATGTGGCGCCTATCCTACCCCATCCATGACTGACTGAACCCGGTAAACTGCGGTGTCGGCACGGGCGCCTCTTTCGGCTTCCGTGCCACCGTCTGCGCAAACGTCAGCGCCAACGCATCCCCTTCATCCGGCGACGGCACGTCGCGCGCCTTCATTTCCTTCTTCGATTCCAGCCACACTCGTTGCTGCAGGTCTTCCCGTAAGCCAGGCGCTGTTAAGTCGCTCTCGAGCCGCGGGCTGATATCAATCGCCCCGTTCAGGAGCCAATCTTTCATCCGGCCCCACATCATGTCGCGCATGTAGCGGAACTTCCGGTCGGGGCTATCCGCGCCGAAGTTCACTTCGAGGAGATTGCTGAATCCGAGTTCGCGGAGTCTCGTCCCGACAGATCCTGCAATCCCTGCGCTGTCAAGGAATAGCATCGAGACCCGTTGTCCCCCATAGGTCCCAGCCAATACATCTGACAGTCGATTCGTGAGCACTGACGGATCGCGGGTAAGCTCGCCAGCAATGCGGATAGCTGGAATAGAGCGGGCGTCTCGTCCTCTGCGAAATCGGATGACATTCGAGTCTTTCCCGCCCCACGCAAGATCGCATCCTGCCACGAGCGGCTCGTCTTCGAGGACTTCGACTTTCCTTTTTTGAGCATCTCTCACCCGCATGAAGTCAATAAACTGCGCATCTTCCGCGTTCGGTGGCAAGCCCCGCACACGCACCCGGAAGCGGTCGCTCTCTTCGCCCCATTCCGTCAACTGCTCCGCGATGAGATCCTTGTTCGGAAACTTGCAGTCCCGTGCATCAATCGTCCACGTCTTCCAGCCGCGGCCCTTACCGGCGAACACGATGTCATGGAAGCTGCCGCGTCTACGCGTCGGGTTGCCAAACAGAAAGTGCATCGGCTCACCGTCCGTCAACCCGCCTTCCTGCACCTCGTGGATGATTTCGGGCACGTTCGAATCTTCGTCGTTCACGTAGAAGCTGGTGCTCGCGGCATTGTGCTGGCCGGCGAATGATTCACTGTTCTCAGGGTCGCACGTCTGTGGCGATACCTTCCACTCCGAGCGATAGCCCTTGCGATACATGATGCTCGTGTTGATTTCGAACCAGTGCGCCGTGATGGCGCGCTTCGCCCACGTCGTGATGCTCGGCCACGTCTTGTCCTGCAACTGCGGGCCGGTGTTGGCCGTGATAACGCCTTTCGCGTTGCGCCTCGTGGACATCAGGAAGCTGACCAGCATGCCCGTGAGCGCGCCCTTGCCGATGCCGTGGCCTGATGCAACGGCTGCACGAATGGGCATGACGGCATCGACACCGTTGAACTTGCGCAGACTGATTTCATGCCCGAGCCATTCGAAGAACTCGCACTGCCACACGTCAGGCTCGCGATAGGGCTCAAGCGGGCCTGGTTCGCCCCAGGGAAACGCGCCGCGGACCCACGCGAGCGGGTCGGCGTAAAGCTCGCCGCACCAGTCGTGCAGTTCGTCCTCGAAGTTCCGCGACGAGGCGACAGCGAGATCAGTCATTCGCGCTCGAGATCTGCAATCGTGTCCAGTTGCTTCGGGACTGCCGTCTTTGTCATGGCTTAACCTCGCACGCCTTCGCCATTTCCAGCACTGGGCAGGCGTCGTCGTGGAGCTTGTTCCCGTCAGGGCCAAGCGGATCACGGTAGCGACAGACGGTGCAGAAGAACTCTTGCTTGCGTTCGTTGAACGTGACGAGCGTGCCGTACAGCACCTCGAAGCACGCGCGCATCTCGTCGCACCGGTCGCACTTGGGCAGGGAGTTTCCTTCAGACTTATGTTCCGGCCAGTCGCCCCATTTCTGGTCGGCGGCCATCAGCGCCACTTTGAGTTCGTCATGCGTCCACGTCGTTTTCATTTCGATACCGAGGCCAGATTCGCTTCTGTTTCCAGTTCTGTCGCACAGAGCAACCACGCGCCCCCATCAAAACCTAGCGACTTGTCGCCCTTCGCTCGACGCTGCCACAAGGCGCGTAATTCACGCAGCGCCTTTGTGCGTTCCTGCTCCGCATAAGCGAGGCGCTGGTTGATAATCTCGCGCATCGCTGCGGAGTGCGCCCCGCATAAGCCCGTCACCTTGCCGTCTTCGTAATCACATGCGCACGTCATGTCATTCCCCTTTGCGCGATCGTTCCTTCGCGCGGTCCAGCCGTGACAACTGCTCTTCCGGCAGCGTCACTTCCACTTTATCCTTCAACCAGCCATTCGCCCGCGCGCCGAGCTCTAACGCCCGCGTCTTGTCCCACAGCTTGATTTCAATCGTCGTGTCCGTCTCACCATCACCGCTCGTGAGATTTTCTGTGCGCACCTTCACGCTGCTAATCGCCCGCTGCATGCGTTCCGGCATCGCGCGTAATTCGCGCAACGTGAACGAACGCTTGTTGCCATGCACCGCCGTGAAGGCGTCGATGATGTTCGAATGCGCGAGGTAGCGGACTTCGGCATCCCACGTCTCGCGCGTGATCTTGTTCTTGCTGCCCTTCGGTCGGCCTGGGCCGCCAATCTGGCGCTTGCCCTTCCAGTTCGCCTCTGGGTTTGGATTACTCACAGGATTTGTCAAGCGGAATCATGCCATATCCGTCAAGCTGGGCAGAAATAATCGCATAATGATGAACGCGCGCGCGCGACGTCTCCGTGCGCTTGGCCCTGGCCCCACTGGGGGTTACTTTTAAGATAAGAGAGATATAAATATGAGGCTGTTGGGCCAGTGTAGAAGGAGACGTGAGGCATTTGGCCTGTATGGGAAAACATTAGGAAAATCACTCAAACGTGAGGACGTCGTCTAGTGGGGCCGGATCGATTGGCCTGACTGGTAATGCCCAAAACGTTCGGCGGGGAAAGGAGCCGGGGACTGGCCCCACTGTGCAGCGGAGGTCATTAGCCGCGCGCTTCAGGGTGCGCTCGGCGTGGCCGGCATTCTGGCCATCGCGCTTAGCGTCTTTGGATTCGGCGGCCCCGCCGTGGCTGGTGAGATAATCCTCGAGCCAGTCGGCGGCTTCTTTGGTGGCGCCTTGTTCGGCGCGCGTGCCGCTACTGGCGTCCAAGGCATCCTGCAGGGTGCGCTCGGATTCGCCACACCAGCGCAGTTGGGCGGTCGTCACCTCCCCTTCATCTGTTTCACTAACGGTGACTTCCGCGATCGTGAATTGCAGGCTCTTGAGGTCCATGCGGCCCAGGTTGTTCTTCGCATTCGCCAGGAGACATTTCGTCGGGTCGTCTGGGTCTTTCATCACGAACAGCACCGTGCGGGCCACAGCGGTAAACGCGCGGCTGCCCATGAGCATTGTGAGTGGGTCCGTGCTGCTGGATTTATTGACGTGAATCAGGCCGACGACACTCGCACCTGAGCGATCCGCGAGCGTCACGATGGGCTCGAGCGCCTTGCGCACTTCCGCATCTTTGTGTGTGTCAAGATTGCCGCTGATGCGCGAGAGAAGCGGGTCGAGGAGAATCAAGGCGGCATCCGCGATTGCCACGACGCGTGTGAGCTCGAGAAGATCGACGGGCAATGACAGCGCCGTGTCATCACCATTCGGCGTCGTGACATTGACGCGATAGATTTTCGTGAGATCCGCGCCGGCTGCCATGAGCCGCGGCACAATCGTATGTTCCCAACTATCTTCGGACGCGGCGATGATGACGGAACGGCACTGACCGAAGTAGACGCCTTGCAGGAGGCCACGGGTTAGTTGCGCGGCGAGCGAATACGCGAAGAGGGATTTCCCGATGCCTTCGCGACCGCCCACCAAACACAGCGTGCCCAGGGCGATACGGTCCTTCCACAGCCAGCGCACGGGCCGGATGACGATATGATCGGCTGAGAGCAGAGACAGCACACGCGCGGGCAGCGGCGCGTGGCCATTCCCGTTGACACCGCTCACGATTCACGCAGCGTCGTGGGTTGTTGAACGCGCGTGAGCAGTTCTGCGGAGAGTTCTGCGCCGAGGTCGAGGAACTGGTCAAGGTCTGGAAGATGTTGTTGGCCAGGCGCGTCTTTTAAAAGCACACTCGCCACGCCGATGCACGCCACAATCAGTTCGCCGTTCGTGGCGTCAGGACAAGCGGCGATGATACGAGCAAAGAGATCGCGTGAACGCTCAAGTGTGGCAGGATAAATCATAAGCACCTCTTATCCAGGTGTGAAAGCGGCGGGCTCGTGCTGAGGGATAAGCACAGCGCGACAGGGGCCACGATGGGCGCCCGCCGAGGTCATTCTACACGACTCAACTGCATTGGCGATGGCTCGTTTATGGGGTCTGAGTCTAGCGGCAACACGTCTTGCGCGAGACGCTTCGCGGCAATCTCGCAGTAGCGTTCCGATAGGTCGATCCCAATGGCTTTCCTTCCTACGCTTTTAGCCGCGACCAGCGTCGTTCCCGATCCCATCATCGGATCGAATACCACATCGTTCGGCAACACGCGCAGCAAGCGCTTATACAGGTCTACTGGTTTTGGGCATGGGTGGCCGTTCGGATCGCGGGCGATGTTGAATGGAAAGCCAGCAGGCGTATAGCGGAAGATGTCGTCCCAGCGTTCTTTCCCGCGATCCCCGGCTGGCAGGTTATAGAAGCAAATAGGTTCCCATGTTGGAGATGCGCCGACGTGCGTGATGCCACCAGTGAATACCTTGTCCCAGCAACCGAGCCATTGGGGGCGCTTTGGCAGATCGAACAGGCGTGTATGGCTCATCGTGAACGCCATTGGAAACGTGAAGCCTAACAGCCACTCCATGATCTCAAGCCATTCTCCGATTGTGTCTTTGTAAACGTCGTAGGCGATATTCTGGCCTGTCCCATACGGCGGGTCAGTGAGGATCACCACGTCGATGTCTAGTGGAACCTGCCGGCAATCACCGTGATAGATCGTGATTCCGTTGTGCTCGTAATACGGCGTCATAGTTCCTTCGTAAGTTGCACGCGCAACCACTCAATCGTGTCGACTGAGGCGAGTTGCTTGGGGGAAAATTGGAAATAGCGCCAGCCGTTGACTTGCGCGAGGTTCGCTTTCTCCCAGTCGCGCAGCAGCTTCTTCTTCGACGAATGGTCCCGATACCCATTCTGCTCGACCACGATGCGCTGTTGCGGCCAGCAGTAATCCGCTCGGTAGTCACGGCCGGGGATGATAAGGACTTCGCGCGCTGGCATGGGCAATCCAGCCGCGGCGCAGAGCTCTATGAAGTGGTCAGGATAGAGGCGGTCAGCCTCACGGCGACTCGCCGCGCCAACGCCGATGGTCGTCACGGGCGGCGCCAGGCCATCCATGCGCCGGCGATAGGCTTCATATTCTTGATTCGTCCAGCGCAGTCCGTGAGTCATGCCGTCTGCTCCAAGGACTTTGACTCATGACTGGCCTCTTGCGCCCTCGCGAGTGCTGCTCGCGCTTCTATAACGCTGATTTCGCCTAATGCGCCAATCACGGCCGCGAGGATACGACCCGAAATATCAGGCCATAACGTCGGCACATCAGCGCAGAGGCGATCAATGGCAGACAGGCGCATATCTCTCACGTGAACGCGCAGCTCGTCTAATTCAGTCATGTGGCCTCCAACTTTCAGCAATGTGCCGGGCGAGTGCATATGGTATTTTGGCGATGTGCGCGGAGGCGGCTTTGCGGGCCTTGCTTAAACTGCCATGAGTCGCCGCGCCGTCCTGGAACCAGCGGTCGCCCTTCCCGTTTTTGCGCGTGCCTGAAATCCCCGACTGTTTGAATCCAGACGATTGACGACGTTGCAGCGAACAGTCCTTACCTGGCCCAAACCAATCGCCTCCGTTTTTCACGGTTCCTCCCGTCACCATAAGCGCCGGGATGTCTCCCCAAAGATAAAAACTGCCGAAGTGAAACTTCGCCCGCCCGACATAGGGTTGTGCGCCTCGCACGTTCTCCACGACCAGGGGAATGTGATGCCCCGCGGCTTCAATCGCTTCCCGCTGAATCCGAAAGCAGGCCTCGAACAGTTCATTCGACGGCGGCGGCAAGGCTTTGGCTCGCTTCCACGGCATCGCCCGATACGAATACGCTTGGCACGGCGGACTGGCGACAATCAGCGCCGCGTCTTTGAACTGCCGCCCGTGCAGCGTCAACACGTCCTGCAAGACCAGTTGCGCCGGATACCTGGCGTCTCCGTAGGCGTGCCGTTCGTTATCGAAGCCCACGACGGTGTAGCCTTCCGCCAGCAGTCCTTCCGTCCAGCCACCCAGACCACAGAACAAATCGATGGCGAGCGGCTTCATGCTACACTCCCTCTCGCATGAATAAGCGCCCGCTGCTGCCAGGCGCCCGGAAACATTCCCTCGAGCACCGCGTGCTGCGCCTCGAAAAACTGACTGAGGATCTTATGAGCACTGCTGCCGACCTGACTGCCGCCGTTGCTGCCCTGACCGATGCCGTGGCCAAAGTGCCGGCACCCGCGCCGCAGCTGATTACCCAGGACGAACTGGACGCCAACACGGCCGGCGTCACGAAAGCGACGGCTGATCTACAGGCGAAGACGCCCCCGACGCCATAAGCGCCTGACTCGTATAGCGGCGCATTTCGTCGCGGCGGTCCTTCAACTGCTGCCGCAGCGCCGCGTGCTGCTTCATCAGCTCGGCATTCTGCGCCATCGCGACTTGGGCGAGCTCGCGATAGGAGCGCACCTCGTCCTCGAGGCGCAGGACATCGACGCTCAGATACTCAATCACGGCCTGCATCGCGGCTTCTTTACTCATACGGTGCCGCGCATCTTGACACAGCTGTTGGAAAACGCCAGCCCCTAAATCGAGTGGGTAAGTTATTAGCCACCACTAGATATAGGGCTTTCGGTAGAGGTGTGTTATTCTCGCGCCACTTTGCTCAAGAGTGCTGCGAGGGTCCGTGAGTGAGCCTGCTCTGGCCGTGGGCCGGTGGGGCACCGCGACGGTTACGGGCGGTTACGTGAGCCCGCCGACCACCAGCAATCTGCAACAACAACTGATCGATCTCGACACGAAGCACGACAAGGCGCACGACCGATTGCGACGAGACTTGGATGATCTCTCGATTGCCGTCGCGAATATGCAAACGGTGAGCACGGCGCTTCGGCAAGACTTCCAGAATTTCCGCACGAACCCCGTTAACGTCAACACGATCAGTTTTACCGCCAATCAACTCGTCGCCATCGTCGTGGCCGCCATTGCGCTGTCTGGAGGCTTTTACATTCTGACGGAACGGCTAGCTGAGACGAATGCAGCGATGGAACGGACGCAGAAGACGGTGGAGATGATTCGCGTGCAGGTCGAAACCCTGAGGGCAACAGTCTTAACGCAAGGACGTGACAAATGAGTAATGGCGACGATAACGCAGAAGCCTGTTGCGCGGCGGGCATTTGCTGCGACATGACGAAACAACTGATGGCGCTGACAAAGATCGTGAAACACGCGTCGCCAAACATTACGTCCTACGACGCGCAGGCGATCGCCGTCGCGTTGCTCGCGACGTTTGACCTCGTGCCGAAGGGCCTGATTAGTCCGCTCGTGAAATACGTGCAGGCGCATCCGTATGAGTGAACGACCGTCGATGTGGTCACTCGTGCAGGCTGCGAACTGGCGGCATTCGGTGCATTGCATCAATGCGACGTGCGGTATTGCGAACGTGCGCGGACAGAAGCCCGAAATCACGATTGACGAACGCGGCCAGGCGTGGTGCGCGAAATGTGGCGCGACATGGGAACCGCACTTGCCGCGGCCGGTCGCCGTGTGATGGCCGTGCCCAGCTATCCGGCCGTGCAACGATTACGGGCGCGGCGTCGGCTCGCGGGCCTATGCATTGACTGTGCGCAACTGAAACGGCGCCACTCCGATCGCTGTCTCGCCTGCGCGGTGAAGCATGCGGACGGCGAACGAGAACGCGCCGCGAGCCGGAAAGGCACGAAGGAGTTGTAATGGCATTTATCGTGTGGCATGTGCAAGACCAGGACGGGAATCCGATTAGCGGGGCCACGGTGAGCGGCGCGTCGACCACGATGGGTAATTGGGCCGACACCACGAATGCCTGTGGCGACTGCAAGACGAATCTTGGCGCCGCCACCTATGAGATGACGTTTGAAGCCGCAGGCTTTCAGACGCGAACCTATCCCGCGCATATTGGCGACAGCGGCGAAGTGACGACGGGCCTCCAGCGGGCCAGCACGCCTTTTAACCCCGCCCCACGGTTCTGGCAGGCGAACATGTGCGGCGTCCGAATCCCTGGCTTGCCGCCCGTGCCTGGCGGCGCGGCGGATCCGTCACTGCTGCTCTCATGGTTCTACGACCGCTACGATATCGGCTGGCGTGCGGCTATTCGTGGCCAATGGCAGGCGAAGGACTACACGCACGTCCTGCTCTCGTGGCCGGATAGCCACGCGGAAGGGGCCACGCCAGAATCGTTCCTAGCCACATGTCAGGAGCTGATCGCCGATGGGTTCTACCCCTGCGTGATGCTGACGTCGAAAGACTTCGACAGCGCCTACGATACGCCGGTGCTCGTGCAGCATCTAACTCCGGTCCTCAGCGCGCTCGTAGGCACGGTGCCCATGTTCTGTATCGGCTGGGAATTGTCCTTGTGGCGCACGCCGACGCAGGTGCAGGACATGATCGATGCACTCAGCCCGATGTGCATGGCGCAGGCTGGCACGCTCGTGTATGTCCACTTCCAGGAAGGCTATCCGAGCTTTCAACAGCCGGGCGGCGTCGTGGCCGATTTCTGGAATCCGAATGTTGGGAAGCTGACGGGCCTGCTGTATCAGAAGCGCCTCAGCCAGGACGATGCGGCATTCCTCGACAGCATCAACGACTGCCTCGAGCGATTCGCAGGCGGCTGGGGGATGGCGCCGGGCTTCGACTTCGTGGCGCTCGAGCTCACAGCCATGCCGCAGTTCAACGGGACGTGCAGCGAAGCGGAAGGCAATCGCATCGGCCGGCTGGCTATCAATGCGCCAGCCGTGAACGGCGTCAGCGTCTCTGGCAGCGGGAACGGGCATTGAACCCGTTACGTGCATGGAAAGAATTAGGACTCTTAAAGGAGATCGGATCGATGAATACGACTGACGCACTCGCCGTGGCCAAGGCTCATCCCGACGTCGTGACGTCGCTACTCGGTGCGCTGTTCGGCGCGGTGCAGGCCGATCCAACCATCGTGCCGGATGTCATCACAGCCGTCGAAACGAAGAACTATACCGGCCTGGCGCTGAAGCACATTGGGCTGTTGCTGTCGCTCGCCGGCATCATCGGCGGCAAGCCTGAGCTCGTGTCGCAGCTGGGCGCGCTGGCGAAAGGATAGAACGATGCGTATCCGATTTCTTCTGCCTGCATTAGCGATCGGATTCGCGCTCTACGCCTTCAGCGGGCAGGCGCAAGACCAGCCGCGCCCCGCGACGACCCCGCCAATCGCGCAAGTGCCTGGTTCGGTTCCCACGCCTGCGAAAGAATCGACACCCGCCGTGGTCACCACGACGATTCCGTCGCCCGCGTCTCCGACGCATGTGCCTGAGCAGGTGATTTGGGCGCTGGCGATGTCCTATGTGATGCAGTTCTTGAAGAAGCAGAAATGGTTCCCACTCCTGACGGAGCAATCGACGGCGAACGTGCAGGCGGGATTTGGCTTTCTCGTGGCGCTCGCCACGGCGGCCGGGATTCATATTGCCGTCTCAGGCAGCGTGCTGGATGGCAGCGGGCTGTCGTTCAGCATCACCGGCTTGACGGTGGATGCGATTAAAGACGTCGGCTTTCAATGGGTGGCGCAGCAAGGTTGGTATGACGCGCTGGTGAAAAGCCGCACCGTCGCGCCTGTGCTGCCGAATGCGTGATAGCTGGTGGATTGTCGCCGGCGTCATTGTGTTTACGATCATCGGCGCCGTGCTCGGCTACATCCTCGGCGCCATTCAGTGGTAAGTTGACCGCATAGGCTTTCTTATGCTAGCCTTCGCGGCATGTCTAAAGCATCTGCGACTGAGTTCCATACCCTCTATTTACGTAAATTCCCTAGGGATTTGACCAGGCGGGTCAAGTCTATGGCTGCGCTCCACGGCTATACCATCTCGCACGCCCTTGCACTGATTCTGAAAGATTATTTCAGGCTCGCAAAATAGTGCTTGACAGTGCTAGCAAGGGCAAGTAAGCTCTCTACATGGACAACACATCGCGTCACATTTGGCAGACCGCGGTAGCGCTGGCGCGCACGGAAGCGGCAATGGTCAGGCAGACCCGCTACGTCGTGCGCCTGACGTCTGGCGCCTATGCCAGCCCCAATCGGCACTGGACGCTGGAGACAAAGCACGCCGAGCCGTTTGAATCGCTCTACGCCGCGAACGGTTACGCGATGAACGTGCTTGGCTTGGAACTGGACGATTACACCGTGGAGGCGCTATGACCCGCTTTGCCATCGAACCTGACGACGACACCAACGACGCCTTGAGCCCGGAGCGGGAAGAGCCGAACTGCGAGACGTGCGGCGAACCGTGCCGGGAGGCCATCTGGGCTGGCCACGGGCAGTATGCCTTCTGCTCCGATAAGTGCCGGGACGAGTATTACAAAGCCTTGGAGTCGCTGTAATGCGCGTGCAGGAGACGCGGCTGCCGTGGCTGGACATTGCGATCATCGTGGCCTGTGGCGTGCTGCTGGGCATCGCGATGGGCCTGTTCCTGATGGGCGGCTGGCGATGATGCGCGCCATCTGGTTGACGCTGTGGCGCTGGTGGCATGTGCCCGCCTTCGATCCGCAGATGTCCGACGACTGGCAAAAGGCCAATCGCTACGAGCAGGGGAAATCATGAGCGACAAGCAAATCGTGTTGATCGACTTCAGCAGCATCGCGCATCCCGTGTGGCATATAGCCGCGAACGATCCGAATCCGAATGCCACCAGCATCGGCATCATTGCAAAGGTGCACGCACTGGCGTCCGGTCAGCCGCATGTGGCCCTCTGCCTGGATAGCCGCAAGTCGTTCAGGAAGCAACTGGACGCCACGTATAAGGCCAGCCGCGAATCGAAGCCCGAGCCGTTTTTCCATCAGTGCCGCATTGCACTGGAGACGTTGAAAGGCGACGGCTTCCCGCAGTGGGAGGCGGAAGGCTTTGAAGCTGATGATGTGATCGCATCGGCTATTCATTTACTTCAGAATGGCGACGAAACGCCAGCCATGCTCATCGTCAGCGCCGACAAGGATCTGCTGCAGCTCGTCAACGAGAACATCAGCGTGAAGTCGCCTCTTACCGGCAACGTGATGACGCAGGAGGCGGTCTGCGAGAAGTTCGGCGTCCACCCGAATCAGATTCAGGACTACCTCGCGATTGTGGGCGATGCGTCGGATGGCGTCGTCGGCGTCAAGGGCATCGGCGCGAAGGGTGCATCAGCGCTGCTGAAGCAGTTCGGGAATCTGGATGACCTCTATGCGGCGATTGATAACGGAGAAGGCGTGTTAGACGGTAAGTTAGACCGCATCAAGCCAGCACAGCGCGCCTCTCTACAAGCCTTTCGCGACCGGTTGCCAATGGTGCGCACGCTGCTGACGCTGCGGACGGATGCGCCGATAGACTTTGCCGCCGTGCTGAAGGAACGGACACCGGACGACGTGGCCACGTTTAGCGGAGAGGATGACATCATGAGCGACATTAACGAGGCGATGCCGACGATTACGGCGCCGACTGCGACAGCCCTTAAGGAATACCAGCAAGAACTAACCGGCGCACAGGCTACGGATGCACTCGGCTCGTTTGTCGCCCATGCCGCCAAGCACATGGAGGCGCCGCCGAAAGACATGGGCACGTTCGTGGCCGACGTGGCGCGGCGTGTTGCGCCGAAAGAGCCTGAGTCAGACGGGATGGGTGTAAAGGTTGCGCCCCGCCAACCACCGCAATCGGTCCTCGATCCCGTAGGGCCGACTGCACCAACTGCTGCGCTCGTCCCTGTCGTCGTGGACTACGAACGGCAACTGGAACCGCAGTCCATGAACCAGGCCGTGCAACTGGCCGGGCTGCTGTTCAAGGCCCGCCTATTCGGCGCCTACGGCACGCCGGAAGCCGTGCTGTCGACCGTCCTCTCCGGCCGCGAACTGGGCATCAGTGCCATGGCTTCTCTGCGTGCCTTTCACATTGTCGAAGGGCGCCCGACGCTAGCCGCCGATGCCTTGAGGGCGCTCGTCATCAAGTCAGGCAAGGCGAAGTCCTTCCGGTGCACGGAGCGCACGCCGACTGCGGCCACGTTCGTGACGCAGCGGGAAGGCGATGAGCCGATGGAGCTCCGCTACACGATCGAAGAGGCACAGGCCGCGGGACTGGTGAAGAACGGCAGCGGATGGACGAAGAACCCGGCGGATATGCTCGTCGCCCGTGCGTCGTCGAAACTGGCACGGCTCGTCTATCCTGACGTTGTGGCGGGCCTCTACGCGCCCGAGGAGTTCTAATGGCTGGACCTCAACCGATTCTAGTCGAAGGAGATGACGTGCTCGTCGTTCGACTGACCGAGATTCGCGACATCCTCGCGGAACTACTGGCCCTGTCGAAGTCGAAACGTGCCGCCGCGAAGCCGAGCGACGATCAGAAGCTGCACGTGGACTTGGACGGCCAATACGGCGATCCGCTCATTAAGGCGAAGTCTCCACGCGACTGGAAAGGGCCGGATATGACCGGCCGTCACTTCAGCGAGTGCCCGCCGGAATATCTCGATCAGTTGGCCGCACGCTACGACTACTTCACGACGACGGAAACGGACATCAAGAAGCGGCACTACAACGAACTGGACGCCGCGAAGGCTCGAGCATGGGCCGCTCGGATTCGCAGCGGCTATAAGCCGAAGGACGAACCTCCGACGCAGATGTTGAGCGAGGACAAAATCACGTGGTGACGCACGACGGCATGCACTTTCACGATGAAGCCGTGGTGCTGGCGCTGCGGCTCGAGCAGGTCGGGCATATGCTGACGGCCAGTAACGGGCAACTGACCGTGACGAATCGGACGCAGCTGACGGCTGAGGACATCGCGGCGATTAAGCAGCATCGGCTGATGTTGCTGGGCATCGCCGGCTATACGACCACGAGGGTGCCATGACCAAATGCGCCTTGTGTCAGCAGACGGGCAAGATGGTCACGCACGGCCCAGACGAGGCGACATGGTTCTGTCTCCCGTGTCTGCGTGCTTGGTATCGGGGATTCCTGTGATGCTGACGTGTTACTACGGCGTGCCATGGCCTGACCACTTCAAGCCGCCGATTGGCAACGGCAAAGGTTGTCCGCAGTGCGACGGGCAATTACGACTTGATTTTGGGGTGAAGCCATGACCACCGAGGATCGCCGCACACCAGAATCAGACGAGGATGACGACTACCCGATCGACAACGAGGAACCCTATTGCTACCGCTGCGACTGCAAGGGGATGATTTTGATCTGCATCGATGACTCGTGCCGGGGCGCGGGCGACTGTATCCACGGCGACGGTTGGGCCGTCTGCCCCGATTGCAAAGGAGCCTCCGGTGACTTCTGAGGCCGAGGATCGCCGCACACGACGACTCCGAGAGCATGAACTGAAATGCTGGCCGGAGTTTTTCGCTGCGTTGCTCGACGGCCGCAAGACGTTCGAGTATCGGCGCAACGATCGTGGATTTGCTGTCGATGACGTGCTCTGGTTGCGAGAATGGGGTCCGGTGTCGGAGTGCTATACCGGCCGTGAATTGCGTCGGCGCGTCACCTATGTGCTGCACTCGACGGTTGGATCGCTCGATCCATATGTGGTGATGGCGCTGGCCGTGCTGGACACCGAGGGGGACACGAAATTAGAAGCCCGCATGCGGTGTATCAACTGCGCCGACATGGGCGCGACCTATTGGCCAGACGAGAACTTCGGCCCAATCTGCGAACGCTGTAACGCATTGATCAGGCCACGGGCGGACACCGAAGGGGACCGACCGATACCAATCGCTGAGAAAACTCGTGACTACGATTACATCTACACGCCTGACCCCAAGCATCCCTATCAGCAGGTGTGGAAGCGGCATGCCGCCCCAGAGGGGGGCCGACAGGAGGATGACACGACATTGCCGAGTGCGGCTGATGTGCTCGGGATTCTGAAATCGGACACCGAGGGGGACCACCCGACGCACACGCACGGGCACACGGAAGCGATGATGCACCACGAACACCGCCCCTTAGCCAAGGGGGACGACCCGCCGACGCCCCGCTGGCAACCGATAGAGACGGCTCCGAACGATGGCCGCTCGGTTTTAGTCTGCATGCAGGTGCCTGACTTTCCTCCAAACAGTCATCGCATGCAGGTGCTTGCACGATTTAGTGGTGACTGGAAGGACGATCAGGGCAAGCAAATGACGCACTGGATGCCGCTCCCTGATCCTCCGGTGCAGCCATGAGCCAACCCACGATCCGCGTCGTGCTCCAAGCGTGGCTGACGCCCAATTACGTCAGGGTTGCGGGTGGCGATACTGTCGTTCCACTCAAGAGCCTTGATGCCGATGAACTCTCGGCGCAGTGCGATCGGTTCCGCGCGGAAGTGTTTCAGAAGGCTGGCAAATTCGATCCACGGGTGCAGCCATGAGCGCGGACGGACTCCGGGTGGGACTGGCCTGCCTGCTGGAAGACTTGCGAAAGACGTTGACTGCTCACCGCGAAGGCATTCGCACGGGGGCCTTTCTTCGCCTGTTGGCTATTACCGAGGAGTTGACGGAACTGCTTGCCGTCCCGCCCCCAGTCCCCGAGACGCCTTCATGTGGCTGTTGCGCGCTCGGTCCGTGTGTGACACATCGGCCCGCCCCTGATCTCATCGCGCAGATCCGCGCCCTGTCGCGCGTGTGGTCGACGCCGATTGAACGCCCAACTGAAGGCGCTCGCCAGTATGTCGCGTGGGACGATCTCGCGGCCCTGCTTACTTCGCCTTCAGCGCCTCTTCCAGCGCCTGAATCCGTTGCTCTTGATCCTGCACCAGTCGCAACAGATACGCCGCCACCCGATCATACGTGACCGATTGTAAGGCGCCGCGGCCATCATAGACGGCAAGCGTCGGATTGACCTTCTCCACGTCATCGGCAATGAAGCCCGCCCATTGCCGCTGATCTTCATCCACCGAACTCCGATACAGCACGCTCTGCAGGCCCATCACCGTGCGGCGGGCATCAAACAGACTAATCGGTTCAATGTCATGCTTCGCGCTGCGCAGCGACGTCACGAGGCGCAGGTAATCGCCGTTGCCGATATGGGCATTCGCCGCGCTGGCCGTCGTGGGATATGTCGTCGCAAAGAACCCAATATTATCCATCTGGGACAGCACGAGCGAGGGCGCGGACAGAATGGCAATGGCCCCTGTCGTCATCGTGGAATAGGCATTGATGCCGTCATACCCCACATAGAACGCGTTCTGCACGTTGAGGCGACAACAGCCCCCGATCTCGCTGGTATTCCCAATACTCACGTTTCCATCAGGGAAGATGCGCACCCGCTCCGTCACGCCACCGGTATAGAAGCGCAGCGCCCCAGTCGGGTCAGATGCCGCCACCGAGAGACCCCCGACGCCGGCGCCCAGCAAGGTCGATCCACCCGCGACATTGGGTCCAACTGGCGTAAACGTGGATGAGAGCGCGAGGAGTTCTGTCTGCGCAGGATTGCTATCATTCCCCACGAACAGGGCGCTAAAATTCCCCGTCCCAGCCGTTGAATTACGAATCGTCAGGGTATTGCCCCCCGCCCCACCCGCGCCGATCGTGTGCGTGCCAAAGCCATTGACGGAGAGCAGACCGCCGATAGGAAAGCTCGTCGCTGATCCAAAAAACAACCCGCTCGCGCCCTGATACAGCGTGTTGGTCGTATTCGCCGGCACGCTAATCGGGAGGACGAGCGCGGCGGCCGTGACACCGCTGTTGACGGCTGGCGATGTGCTGCCAATAGGACAGCCCGCGCACACGGCGGCCGGCGTCACCGCTGTGGCGTTGATGGTCGTAAATGCGCCTGGTCGTGGTTGGGCAGACGCGCAGGCCGCCAGCAGCAAGACTCCGATGAACGTCAGGAATGTTTTCATTAGGAAACCTTCACGAGTTGAATGGCCCACG